AAAATGATGTCTCGAAAGGACAGTAAATGACCGCTTTTACCGACAACCTCTATGAAAAGTGGCTAGAGATGTCACTTTACGGCAACCCGGTGGTTAACAACCCTGGGAAGTTTGCTGAAATTGTGCAGTATCTTGGCCTGAATGCAATTACTCCAACGCTTACCGGGTTCCCCACTGCCTTTGTTCTTGGTACCGGCCAGGTAACTAACGCCGATACCACGAATACCTACGACGCTGGCGACCAGGGTCCAAGGACTTCGCCTCACCTTGTGCGAGTCGTAACAACCATTGGTGCTACCCCAACTTGTACCTATACCATTAACGGTTCACTTGACAACTCGTCCTTCTCCCCTCTTAGCTATTCGGATATTGGCTCACTGGGTACCGTTACTAACGCCGCGTTTGTAGTCACTACTGCTACTACTACGGTAAAGGTAATTCCGGCCGGTCAGCGATACCGATACGTCAAGGTCACATACTCTCTGAACACGAACGTTACCAACACTGCCGATCTGCTCAGGCTAGGATAAGGATAAGAATTATGACAAACGAAGATCCCCGTATTGCTCCGCTACGCCGCAAGATGGCGGCCACTCAGGAGCCCGCTAAGGCGGCCGAACTAGCTGTGGTACTCCGAGGTCTAGGATTCGATCCTGACGCCGCAGAGGAAGTCTCAGCGGCTCCCAAGGGGCGCTCAGCGCCGAAGCGGGAGACTACCGATGACACTAGGACTAAGGACACCGATGAGAAGCGCCGCCCAGCTAGGCCAGCGGCAAAGCCCGCACCTAGGGCACCGGCAAGGCCAAAGGGAGTTAAGTAATGTCAGCCACTACACCTCCTAAGGGCCGCCCAACGCCGAAGCGCGAAGATCAGCGCAAGGCACGCAAGCGCGGTTTGCCGGAAAGCTCTGTAATTGTGAAGCGCGCAGAATCGGAAGATCCCGAAGTTGAGGATATTTCTGGTTCCGGTATTGTCACAGATATCGTTGGCTACGGCAGCGTTAGGCTTCCAAGCCTTTCTACCATCACTGATAAGGACTAATCAATGACTGCATTTTTCGGAACAGGGGCTAGCAACTCGTGTCGTGCGGCGCTAGACGCAATCAAGGCACTACCTAACAGCGGCCACCTTCTCATTACCACAACAGCCGCTCCTGCGGACCCGGATACAACTATTCCGTCTGGTGCAGCGGTTCTAGCGGACTTTACATTCAGTGCTGCGGCATTCGGTGCGGATACTACGGCTGGGTCTTTCTCGACTAAGACTGAGACTTGCACTGCTAGCTTCTCGGCTTCTACGGTAACTGCGTTGCAGACCGGAACCGCCGCGTCAGCGTGGATCACTAACGCCGGTAAGACTGTGTGTTACTTTACCTGTTCGGTCGGTACTTCTGCCACTGACATTATTTTCAACTCCGTTGCATTCAGCTCTGGTGCTAACATTACGCTTTCCAGCTTCACGCTTGTGATGCCTGAGTAATCCCCCGAAAGGATTTATATATGTCTGGTTACAAGCCTATTGGCACCGAACTTCTGTTTGCTACCTACAATGCGGCTACTGTCAGCGTGCCTACGGCAGCAGCGGTTACAATTACGGCAGGGTGGCCAGCTATTATCATCCCGGCCGGGTACATGAGTAATCTAGGGGACTGGACTAGTAGCCTTAAGTTTAAAATGGGTGGGTTTATGACCGCTACGGCGACGCTGCCTACGTGGTCGTTCGGCCTAGCTATCTCCACCTCTAACACATTCTCGGCTTCTACTCCACTGGCAACCCCAACGCTAGCTACAACTCCTACCGCTGGGTCATTCTCTTGGAAGATGGAAGCCGAAATCGGCCTTCGTACTATGGGCGGACCTGGCACGACTTCTACTCTCGTATGCCACGCGGCTATTGATGGCGGGGCATTTGCGGCTAACTTGCAAACGTCTCCTGTTGCTACAGGTAACGCGCTTATTACCAACTACGATAAGAACATTAACTACTGGCTGTGGCCTTACCTTACGCTAAGCGCGGCTACGGCAGCAAATACCGTAACAGCTCAGTACGGCAAACTATACGGGGAGAACTAAATGGCAGGTACAATTACAATTCCTCTCATGACTCTGCAAATCGGTACGACCGAATTCGGACCGGCATCGGTAGCGGACACTGATATCAATGCGGTGCTGTCGATTGACCGGACGGTAGTTGGCGGCTTCAATTCTATGACTGCCCTAACTACTTGTCAGATTGGCGTTTACCAGTCTAATGACAATGGGGATACCTGGTTTTTTCTCGCAGGTGCGGGATTTCCTGGGGGCGTCTACACTAATCGTAATGGACAGATTAACATGAGCGGTATGGGTGTTGATTTTTGGCCGGGCACTGGTCGGCTAACACGGGCAGAGACAATCATTGACGGAACAGCGGTAGCTATTCAGGGTTCGCTCGTCTTTAGCTAATAGCAGGGAGGGCGAGCAACGTGGCAGTTACCTATGATGCTGTAGGACCGGGCGCTACGGGTATCGCGTTTACTACCAGCCCTGGAACGTGGTCGCATACTAACAACGGCAACACGATTGTAGTTGCTGTTACTATCTTCACCGGATCAGCGAACACAGTTACCGCCGTAACGTACGGTGGCGTTGCCCTCTCCTTTCTTAAATTTCAGGCTAGTGCTGGCGGTAGCGCGGGCGGGGTATCCTTCTACGGACTATCTGGCCCCACCGTACCAACCGGAACTAATACCGTATCTGTTTCGACATCGGAGTCTAACAATCATAACGCAGGTTCGGTAAGTCTAGCCGGTGGGGGCGGTTTCGCGACTCCTGTTTCTAATAATGCCGCTGGTACAACATCGGTAACTGCGTCGGTGCCCGGCACAGTTTCAGGCGGGATGATTGTTACCGCCGCGTGTTTCGGTTCTAATACCGGCACGTTCTCGGGCACGAACAGCGTTGCTATTCGGTGGCAACTCAACCATTCCGGCCTTTCCGGGGCTGATAACGGGGTTGAAGGCACCGTAGCTTCTGTTGGTGGTGCCCAGACGGTAGGTTTCAGCAATTCCGCTACAGATGACTGGGGAATTGTTGCAGTTGAGGTATTGCCTACGAGTGCAATTGGTATGCCGCAGCAACGCCACAGAAAGTCACGTCGTAGGAATAACCAGCGCCGTCGCCAGTGGGTTTGGCAGGCCATTACAGGTTCTTTGGATATTACCGGCACGGGAAGTGTCAATACTAATAAGCCGGTTGCTTCCGGCACGGGTATTGAAGAATTTGCAGCTACTGGAAGTAGTAACGCTAAGAAGCCAGCGGCATCAGGAACCGGCGTTGAAGCATTTACCGCTACTGGTAGTAGTTCTGCAAAGAAGCCTGCTGCCAATGGAACCGGAACTGTTGGCGGAATTACTGGCACGGGCTCAAGTAGTATTAAGAAGCCTGCGGCTAGCGGTACCGGCGTCGAGCAGTTCTTGGCTACTGGCAGCAGTGCTCTCAAAAAGCCTGCCGCATCTGGAACCGGAACTAACTTCTGGGGTACTGGTAGCAGTTCTGTTAAGAAGCCTGCTGCGAATGGTACAGGCGTCGAGCAGTTCTTGGCTACTGGTAGTAGCAGGGCTAAGAAGCCTGCTGCGTCGGGCACCGGAACTAACTTCTGGGGTTCTGGCTCAAGTAGTATTAAGAAGCCTGCCGCTTCTGGTACAGGCGTCGAAGTATTCACCGCTACAGGTAGTAGCAGGGCTAAAAAGCCTAGCGCTTCTGGCGTAGGTACAAACTTCTGGGGTTCTGGTAGTAGCTCAGTCAAAAAGGCTGCGGCTAGCGGAACTGGCACAGAAACCTTTACCGCCACTGGCTCGTCAAATGTGAAGAAGCCTGCCGCTTCGGGTACTGGTTCAATTCCGGGTATCTCGGGTACTGGCAGCAGTAGCATTAAGAAGCTGGTGGCTAGCGCCACGGGTACGGAACAGTTCTCGGCAACGGGAAGTAGTTCTGTCAAGAAGCCTGCGGCATCCGGCACGGGTACAAACTTCTGGGGTTCGGGTAGCAGCGCCGTTAAAAAGCCTGCCGCTTCGGGCGCTGGCACAGAAACCTTTACCGCTACAGGTAGTATTTCTATAAAGAAAACTGCTGCAAACGGTACGGGGACTAACACTGCCGCAGGAGTGACGGGTACCGGCCAAACTACTATTAAAAAGATTAACGTTTCTGGCGCTGGCGTCGAAGTCTACACCGGCACCGGAGCCGTTAGCGCGAAGAAGCCTGCTGCGGCCGGAACTGGCAACTCTGGCGGGCTGGCCGGAACTGGTTCGGTAAGTGTTAAAAAGCCTGCGCCTCACGGCACGGGTGCTGAATCCTGGTCTGGTGCTGGCGGCGCTATTGTCAAAAAGGCAAGGTTGCTAGGAACCGGAACTCAGCAATACGCGGGTTCGGGTAGTTTGAGGATTAAGAAGCCTCAGATCTTGGCGCTTTCGCTAGCGTTCGGGACGGGCCGACTAGGGGTTACTCACCCTTATCATGGAATCGTCGCGGGTGCCGGTGAACACAATGCAACTACGACCCATGGCGCTAAATCTCATAGTACCGTGTCCGATACAGACAAGGCGAGGGGTGCAGTGTCCGGTAAAACTAAAACAGCGAGTAAGGTAGCAGGTGAGACATAATGGCAGCGATCGAAACGGGCGAGTCCTATACTTCCACGTTTGTCCTAACGGACGTAAACGGGAACTTTATCGATGCTACGGTTGTGCTCACCATTACCTTGCCCAATGGTACCACCGTTGTTCCAAGCGTTACTCACGACAGTCTAGGTCACTATCACGTCGATTACACTTTTACGCTAGAAGGCTTGTATAAATTCCAGTGGGTTTCTACTGGACCGAATACCTCAAAGACCGACTATGTTCCCGTTGCTACATTCAGGTCTATTGTAAGCATTGATGACGTTAAGGCGTTTATCAATTACGGCACTAGCACGTCCAACGAGAAAGAGTCGTTGCTGCGTCAGGTAATGATGGCAGTAACGGAACTGATCGAAGAAGTGGTCGGCATTTGCGTTATCAAGACTTTTACCAATGAAAGAATTGCTGGTGGCTATACCGTTAAGGTGCTGAAACTGCCTCACGGTCCGCTACTTAGCGACACTTCGATTACTTCCATTAGTTCTGTTCGGGCGAACGGGCCGACGTGGACTCAGGCCAATGGCGATTTTATCGTCTATCCTGATAGCGCCACGGTCGAGCTAGAGAATGCCATGCCGTTCTACTACGGACCATGGAAAGCAACATACACGTGTGGCCGCGCGGTTATCTCGAATAAGATTCAACTCGCCGCTCTTGAGATTTGCTACGATATGTGGGCGACTCAACGGCCTTATGGCGCGGATCAGCTAGAGCCTGGACCTAACGAAACTGCTAATTGGGAAAACCTGGTTAGCACATACAAGATTCCGCCTCATGCGATGGCGATGTTGTCGGGCGAGGAAAGGCCAGGGTTCCGCTAATGAGTCAGCCGCTACGCATTGACGAATACACTCGTAAACCGGGGGTTTACTCATGACCGCTACCGCTACAGCCATTGACAATGTAATTCCCTGGATTGTCTCTACTCTCAACGCAGCGCTCGCCTATCCTGTATTTGACGGACCTCCGTCGAGTCTGCCCGATAACGCTGAAACTAGGTTCGCAGCAATCGGAGCAGAGTCGCCGCTGGAAACAGGCGAAGAGGCAACCCCGGTTAATGCGGCTACAATGTCGCAGGTCTGGAAGGGCCTTGGCGCTAAACGGCGTGAAGAAGAAATGATTATTAATTGTGTCGCAGTCGGAAAGAGTACGACTATCGCGGCAGCAAGAACTTTGGCGACCAGCGTTATTAATGACGTTGCTGTCAATCTTACCTTGCATCCCGGCACACTCGATACCTGGAATGCCCTAGTGTCCGATGTGATGGATACCCGATCTTTGAATGTATCTGGCGGGGCAGTGGTACAGATGCAATTTGCTATTACCGTTCGCGCCAATCTATCGTAAAGGATTTACACAATGCTAAAGCAGTACATCGGCCACCAGAGCCCGGTTTCGGTTGTTCTTGGAGGCGAAGATTTTGGTTACGTCGAAACTGGCGATTCAATCGTGGTTCCCGACGACCTAGCTAACTCCCTTTCCTGGTCCGAAGAAAACTGGGCCGCTGGTGCTTCCAAGTCTAAGGCTAAGTCCAGCACTGATAATAAGAATGACGAAAAGAGTGATGAATAATGGCGACCGGATCAGGGCTTGATGCCCAGCTAGGAACTAAAACCGAAACTACTGTCGGTACAGTTCTTGCACCAGACCATTTCTACACATTCAATAGCGCAGAACTGGCCTTTGACCCGACCTATCTGGAAGGTGACGGAATCCGGGCGACTAAGACCTTCAAGTCTATTAACCAGGTCGGTATTTCCCGAAAGGCCGCGTCAGGTAAGATTGAACTGCCTTTCATGTTTAAGGGTATGTCCTGGTGGATGCAGCATGTTCTGGGTTCTACCCAGGCTCTAGCAGTTGTGCCCGCTGGCACTCTTGCCTATGAGGCATATTTCACTCCTGGCGGTCTTCGAGGTAAGTCTTTCTCGGCACAGCTTGGTAAGCCGGAACCCATTACGGGTACTGTCCAGCCGTTTAACTACAATGGCTGCAAGGTTACTGAATGGGAAATTGCCTTTGAGGATAATGCTAACACGTTGCTGTCTATGTCGGTTGACGCATGGAACGAAGCAACCACTCCCTCCCTTGGTGCGGCTACATATATCGCGAACAACTCGCTGTTCAACTTCGGTCACGTAACTCTGTTTGAGTTGGGCGGGACCTATACTACTACTGCCGGTAAGACTACGGTAGCGAGCGGTGTCCCCGTAACTTCGGTAGTCAGTAAGCTTTCCCTTGCGGGTAAGAATACCCTGTCAACCGAGCGGTACGGACTGGGAAATGCGGGAATCAAGAAGGAACAGTTCCAGGTGGACTTTACAGGTATCACCGGAACATTTGAAGCTGAGTATAACGAATCAGAATTTCAGGCAGCTTTCCGAGCGGGTACTACTACCGGATTGCACATTAAGTCTGTTAGCCCCAACTTTATTGAGGCCGCAGTTCCTTATACGCTGGAAATCCATATTCCGACCGTAAAGATTACTAAGGCACCGGCTACTGTTTCAGGTCCCGGCCTTGTATCGGTATCGGGAGAATTCATGGTTTACGACCCTGACGACGGTAGCAACCCGCCTATTCAGATTCATATCATCAGCACCGATACGGTACTGTAAGCACTAGAAAGGACTACGAGGTTATGCCTCTAGTAACTATTCGGGAATGCCTGAATTGCGACATTGACCACGAATGGCTCTTTGAGTCGATGACTCTTAAAGAGCTGCGATTGATTAAGAAGCTTACCGGAATGGGCCAGAAGGCTTTTGCCGAAGCTGGCGATGAAGGCGATCCCGAAGCTCTTGCGGCTCTGATCTACGTACTGCACAAGCGGGACAAGATTGTGATCCCCTTTGAAGACGTAGACCTGGACTTTACTAAGTTCAAGATGGAGCCGACCGAGCAGGAGCTTAAGGAACTGGCAGCCATGGAAGACATGGACGATAGCGACAACCCAAAAGAAGAGATCGTGAATGGCCTCTAAAAAAGGGTGGGCTAGAAGCTCAGGTTCTGAGTTACGCGGCCGACATCTGGTCTATATTCGGAGTCAATATGCTGGATATCTGGGAGTTGCCCGCTAGTGTCTTTTTCGGGATGACACATCAGGTTGACGCGCAGCGGCGAGAGGCGAATAAAACGACATAGAGATGAGCGTAAGCAAATGAGAGCCCTAGCAGAATACATTAAGGCCGGTGCGGAATTTACCGCACGGGCCGCTCGCCTCTATTCCGGCGTCTGGTCGAACCGGATGCCCCGCGCTACTCACGTAGTAGTCCAGGGAAACAACGTATCCGTGCAGACTGAAAGTTCGATTGCGCCGCAGTCTCGCGCATTTCAGGGTGGCATTCGTCACCCTCTTAACTATCCTAGTCAGACGGCTGGTAACGATAGGAGCTGGGGTCCTACACCTAAGCGGCCTTATATGACGTGGGCTTGGCGCGATACGCGACTTGACATGGAAAATCAAATGGCCAAATGGGCTGAGGATCTAGCAAGGGAGAAGCTGGGATGACCACACAAGCAAACGTAGTCCTGCGCTTTTTCACTAAGGGAGATAACTCTGTCTCGGGCATTATGGACAAGCTCTCTGTCAAGAAGAAGGAACTTTCCAAGCCCGTTACTGTCCCTATCGATGCTGACGCCAAGTCTGCCAATATCACGATGGATAAGGTCAAGGCCGAAGCCGACAAGCTGAACAAAAGGCGCGCGGAATTTACCATTGACGCCAAGGACAACGCGGCTAAGTCTAAGCTTCTCGCTATCGACATTCGCCTTGAAAAGCTTAACAAGTACCTGGCACGTCCAGGCGTTGAGCTACAGGGACTCGACGGTACGCTTCTGGGCATTTACCGTATTGGTTCCGCTATGGACAAGCTGGACGGTAAGACTGCCCATGTGCGCGTTAAGTCTAGCGGTGGCGGTAGTGAGAACATTCTCTCGCGTGCTTTCGGTGGCGGCGGTGGCGGCGCATTCTCTGGACCATTCGCAGGTATTGCGGGCGTAGGTTCTGGTGCGAGTGCTGGCGTTATCGAGGCTCTGACTAGCCCGGTCGGTGCTGGTGCTGCGGCTCTTGCCCTGCCATTCATCGGTACGGGTGTCGGTGGCGCGGCTCTTGGCGCTGGCGGTGCAGCTCTCGCGGGTGCTGGTATTGCTGGCGCTATGGGCGCTGGAACTAGTACGCCTGTCGAAATGTCCAAGGCACAGGATACTTTGCACTCTGCACAGCTTCGAGTTATCGCAGCTCAGAGTAGGCTCAACGATCTACAGCACAACAGTAAGGCTACGGTTACACAGCTAGCAGCAGCACATGCATCTTTGGCATCCGCCGAAGCCTCTGTTGCTACCGCACAAACCAATCTGGACAAGATGCCACCAGTGGCTAATAAGGCCCAGCAGGCTGCGCAGGATGCCTTTAAGGATCTGGCGCAGAACGCCAAGGCAAGCCTTACCACGATTGGCGCTTCATTTGCTCCGGTAATGGTTACTATTTTCAAGGCTGCTAACACGACTCTAGATGCTCTCACGCCGGTATTCGCCGCAGCCGAGAAGACTATCTCTGGACCATTCCAGCAGGTAGGCACAATTCTCGCAACTTCGCTGGCTTCTCCTGCCGTGGTAGGATCAATTAAGAGCCTTGCTTCATCGTTCGGTGAATTCCTCAAGGGCTTTGCCCCGCAGATTCCTGGCATTGTTAACGCGATTGCTAATGGGATTAACGGTATGGCCACGGCCTTTACGGATCACCCCGGAATGATTAAGGGCATGGGCAGCGTTCTTGCTTTCCTGCTTAAGATTCCTGGTTTTGTGATGGGCGCGGTAGGTTCGCTTACTCGCGTTACCGCCTGGCTTATTGGCGGTCTACCTCACGCGGTGTCTATCGGGCTTGATGCGGCTCGTGGATTCTTTATTAACATTGGTCACGATATCGAATCGGTCTGGAATGGTGTTTGGACTAATCTTAAGAGTACTACTTCGACCGGAGCAGGAGTTCTTAGTTCTTTCTGGGCGACCATTACGGGGCCTTTCGTAGCGGGCTACAATTTCGTTATTGGTATTTTCAATAACATCAAGAACTTTATCACTACGAATTTCGATACGTGGTGGGCTGCTAACGGCGAAGCAGTTATTGCCGTTTGGAATGGCATTTGGATAAGGGTTAAGGAAATTGCTACAACTATCTGGAATGGCCTTGTACTCGCGGCTCAGGGATTCTTCGGCGCTATTGCTATTATTTTCCAGGTAGGAAAGACAATCATTCTCGGTGTCTGGGGTGTTATCTGGCCGCTAGTAAGTGCCATTTTCCGGGCAGCTTGGACAGTTATCATTGGTGCTATGCAGGCCGGATGGCTAATCATTAAAACGGTTTTCCAGGTTGGGGCATCGGTCGTAACATTGGTTTGGCAAGCGGCTTGGGCGGTCATTAAATTGGTCGCACAGCAGGCATGGGCGCTAATCCGCACCGTTATTAAAATCGGCTGGGATATTATCATCGGACTATTCAGTGCAGCTCTTAACATCCTGACCGGACGTTGGGGTGCAGCATGGCAGAATATCCGCAATATGTTTATCCAGATCTGGAATGCAATGCGTTCCTTCTTGCAGGGAAGCATGACCCGGATGTGGAATACAATTGTAACTGTCTGGGGTAGCGTAATCGCTTTCTTCCGTACCGTGCCAGGGAAAATTCTGAGTGCTATCGGAAGCTTGCTGGGTTTGCTGGTCGGCGTCGGTAAGAATGTTATCAGCGGATTGCTCAGCGGTATTTTGCAGGCATTGAAGAATGTGGGAAGCTGGGTTAAGGCTAACCTGGTTGACCCGATTGTTAATGCTGTTAAGAGTTTCTTCGGAATTAATTCCCCGTCAACAGTTATGGCGGGAATTGGTGGCCACCTCATCGGCGGTCTTCTTCGAGGAATTCTTAGCGCTAATCCGACTAAGTTTATCGGGAAGATCTTCGGCGGTTTGCCGATGGCTCTTGGTGCGATTGTCGGAAAGGGCTTGGTTGCTCTTTCACATCTGCCAGCTAAGGCTATGAAGGCTCTTGGCTCTCTCGGTGGAAAGATCGGTCACTTCTTTGCTAACCTCTTCGGAGGCGGTGGAGGCGGTGGCGTAGGTCAGTGGATGGGCGTTGTTTTGCAGGCGCTCGCATTGAACGGTTTGCCTGCATCTTTGGCAGGTCAGGTATTGCAGCAGATTGCCACAGAATCTGGTGGAAATCCTAATGCTATAAATCTTAGTGACATTAATGCTCAGCGCGGAGATCCTTCGCGTGGCCTATTGCAGACCATTGGTAGCACTTTTATGGCCTATCATGTAGCGGGAACTAGTAGTAACATTTATGACCCGCTCGCCAATGTAGCTGCCGCTATCAATTATGCCCGCCACGTTTATGGCCCTACCCTTATGAGTGGCGGCGGTGGCCTTGGTTCTGGTCACGGATATGCTAAGGGAACAAGCGGAGCAGCAAAGGGATGGGCCGTTGTTGGAGAGCACGGACCTGAAATGGTTCAATTCAGCGGCGGCGAGCAGGTTGTGCCTAATGGTGGAATGCTGGGATATGCTAAGGGAACGACGGCAGAAGTTAATGCCGGTATTTCGTTGTACCTCAAGTATATTCATGGCGATTTGCTTACTGTTGCAAAACTGCACAGCGCTCAGATTACATTCCTGAAGGACATTTCTAAGTATTACCGGGGTTCTACTGCAAAGGGTATGGACGCTACTGTCAATAGGCAGACTAAGGCAATG